AAATCAGTTTCACTAAATGACAATTTCAAATTAAAACCATCTTCGAATATATCATAATAGCCAATGATTTCATCATTCTTTTTGAGATAATCTTCTATGAGCTTCATATCAAATTCAACTTTGAATGATGCTACGATAGAAAGACGTGTCAAGAATTTATACTCAACACCTCTTTCATCTAGAAAATTTGTCACATCAACGATATTCATTAACGGTCTTTCGAAATAGTTTCAACGTCCTTCATAGTCATCGAATACTTGCACCATTCAGGAACGGGGTCAGCATTCTTAGACTGAATAATGAAGATAGGCATTTTAATGTTCGGCTTTTCCCAGCAGAACTGGCAGTCGGTAATGTAAACAATGCCATCGTAATGAAGTCCTTCCTTCTGAATTTTGTCGATAACGCACTGAGGGTTAGTGCATCCACGACCACTCAAATCGAACTTCGTAGACTTGTATCGCTTTTCTTCGATTGGACCACATGCACCATCCCAGAAGCAGTAATGAACCTTTGCATGCTTGACGAAGTCATTCACAACCATGCAAGCCTTTTCAACTTCAGAGTCGGGCATAGAACCAGAGCAGTCGATAGCGATAAGCACTTCAGCCTTCTGTTCATGACGAGGACCAGGCATAACACCAATCCACTTCTGACCATAACGACGAGGGAATTTCATACGAGAGAAGCTCATCACATCGGAGAAGACAGAAGTCGTAAATCTGCGAAGAGCAATACGAGGGTCAACGACCTGAGCATTCGCAGCCAAAATCTGCTGAGCAAGTCCACCAGGAAGATTGGACCAAGTAGAAGTGCTTGCTTTGTTTACAGCCTGAGAAACCTGCTGGTCGACGATTTCATTTTCGCCCCAGCCATCAGTAGCCGTAGAGCCAGACTGAGAGAAGTGCTTTTTAAGTGCATCTTCTTCAGAACCAAATCCACTTCCACCATTTCCCTGGTCATCATTATCATTTCCACCAGCGCCACCCTGGCCACCACCAGCACCACCACCAAACTGCTTCTGCATCTGCTGATTATACTGTTCACGATTTTTCATGAAAATGTTGAAAATCTTTTCCAAATACATATCCTTCTGAGGATCAAAGCCAGGCGGAATAATCTGAGCGAAGTCATCGATAGAGGGGAAGAGGTCGTTAAGACGAACAGCATTCTGTCCCTTCTTACGATTTCCAACAGAATTCAATTCATTCAGCATCTTAGTGACAGTCATCGGAGAGCACACAATATTGGAAGAATTCCAACAAACATCATAAGGTGCCATCTTACGGGAAGTCACATGATGGAGCAAAAGTCGAAGAATTTCGACACAAGTCAATACAGTCAAAGTAATCGGATGAATAGCCTGAACGAATTCCTCGGTATATTCAAGAATAGGAACGGTATCAGACTTTGTATTCAATCGAATAGTCACCTTATCATTCTTGATAGGCTTACGCTGCATCATAGCGTAAAACTGAAGGAATGACGGATAGTCAAGCGAAATACGGCGGCAACAGAGTTCGAACTTCTTATCAGCAGAAAGAGAGTAAACGTCTTCAGCACCCGTAGCAGTAGTCATATTGTTAATCATAATTTTTATTCCTCTTAAATTTTAACAAGTAAAATATAGCAAATCTCAACTATCTTGTCAACCCATAGTTTTGTAAAAAGATATTTACATAAAGTGCGCTTTTTGAGCGAATTTGCGCACTTATGCAAAAATCTGCTTCGTTTCAACGTCCACCGCATCGCTCAAATCTGCCAAAATTATGGCCTTTTTGAACAAATCGTTGGCAGTTTTCAACATAATTCTACGCCATTCTGCTCTTTGATCTTCAGTAGCATTCGCTCGAAGCGTGCCATCCGGACGGTTAATTGAAATAGACAATTCCTGAGAATTATTAGGCGTGCGGAAATAGCGGAAGCCATTGACAGAATAATGGTAAGAATTATCACATGCAAGTGTTTCATCCCACGACATATCCATCTGATTTTCGCCATTATGCTTAAATTTCATATAGCCATTCAAATTAGTCGAAGACCTGTAATTGCCAGTCTGATCACCAATTTCCTTTTTAATATTGATGCTCAATTTTGTTTCAAAATATGCAGTCGGATGCTTCAAAAATTCACTACGATTTCCAAATTCTTCAATAGCGAAACGGTAGCCGTGTTCATACGCATCCGGTGCATAAGTAGCCAATTCTTCATTCAATTCATTCAGCAAATTCATTCGCTTCATTTCCATGAACTTCTTGAACTTGCTTTCTTCACGTTCAATCTGTGCCTTAATGCCTTCATCATTTGCGATCTTCTTAGTGTCAGCATTGAATTCCTTCGTAAAAGAACGCTTCACGCTAGTCAAAATATCTTTGAACTGATATGTGCGAACCCACTTGTCGTAGAAGCAATAGTGATTATAGTCCTTCTGAGAAGTCCAATTGCCCTTTCGATAAAGGCCATTAGTCAAATTTTCAGGCTTCTTAGGCGCATAGAATTCATCAGAATCATCGCCAAGTTCACGAGTGACGACCAACTTACCCGGAGTGCCATTGAAATAGGCCTCACGAATAATCATATTTCCAGTTTCGTCTGTAGTTGGATTGAAAGAAATACGAATGTCGATTTTACCCTTGAAAAAGCCAGAAGGACGATTTCTCTGCTTTGCACGTGCAGAGTCGTAAGTAGGAATCAAATCTTCTTTTGTCAGAAGATAATTCTTGTAAGTCTTGCCCTTACGAGAGACTTCATCCTTTTCGTATGCAACCGTATCAAACTGGTTGCGGAACATAGTAAGCACTCTTTCTTCGTATTCTTTTGCGTCCATATTTAACCTCTTTTTTACATTCCAAAATATAAGAAAAAACAGGATTGTCGTCAACCCTGTTTATTGTAAAAAGATTTTTACATAACTGTCATAAAATGTCATTATATTGTAAACTTTTGTTTACGATTTGGAATCATATACTTTTTTCATTTGTTTGTAAGAATCCAAATTCTGTGGGCATCCTTGTCCACCGCCTGTTTTTACCAAAGTGCACAAATCATATTGTGTCACTAATACAAAGTAATTTTCAAGCCATTCTATAACCTTTTCAAGATTATCAAAATCGAATTCGTAAGTATGAATTCCATCACCAGCATATACGTGCCAATAATAGTAATCATATTTCTTTATATAACATTGTGATATACTTGCTGTTGATGAATTAGGTCTATATCCTTTTTCATTATTATAATTCTTTCTAAGACAATAATAAGCTAAATCACGTGGATAATTAGGTGGTTCAACTGTAAATCCATATTTTTCACTAAATGATTGTATCATATCATCATTAGATAGATTACCGATTTTGTTTTTAATCAAACGTTTCTTTTCAGCATCCATCTTTTCTTTACTTCTCTTATATGGAAGTTCAAATGTTTTAGTTAACTTCTCAATAAGTTTAGCAATAGTGCATGTGCAATTATATAATTTAATGGTGTGTGCTCTCCATGTATTCACATCATCTTTACTATTACTTTCAATTATATCGATTAGTTTATAACATTTCTCATCTGGATCATTCTGTTCATATTCTGATTTACCATTTAAGATTTGACCAAAAACTAAACAAACATTCCATTGATCATACTTATCAACACGAGTCAAAACATTAGTATATCTTAGAATAAACTTTTGTTTGTTATTCTGCACATACTGTCTATAATTATAAAAATTGTTTTCAAATACATATCCACTATATTCTTTGGAATGACCTGGAGTTGCATTGATTTCATTTAAACTTGCTACGCATTCTGTTATCATAACCTTTCCTAAATGTTTTAACATATAGTTTAAATATAAAAAAAGAGAGGCTTTTGTAAACCTCCCCGAATGTTATTCATTCTATTTAATTTGGTGAGCAACCAAAAAATCATGATACCGTCATCCAGAGGTATAACAACAGGCTATACATGGACCGATGAGCCAATCCCTAATACATCGCTTGGGTTGCTAATCATCTTTGCCTAAGTTCATCAAGTTTCTTAAAACTTGCAAATCAATTATTCTTCGGAGATGAATAACAGACTCATTGTTCGTTTATCAGTCATCAATATAAGCATATTATTGCTGTCAGTATCATTATAGGCCGATTATCCAGATTTGAACTGGATCCACTTCAGTCACAGTGAAGGATGCTACCCTTACACCATAATCAGCATAAAAATCAACAAGATACAGGTTTTTTACGTCTCTTAAACGCCTTAACCGTAGTTAACTTGTAGGATTTGAACCTACTAACATTGCTTTTCAATTAATGTATTTACCGTTTGTTTGAGTTGCTGTTTAACTGTATCTTAAACTTTGCAAGATTCTGTTTTTCGTGACCTCTTGAACTTAATCAAGCGCTCTCAAATCTGAGCTACAGTTCCAATAATTGGCGGAATAGACAAATGAATTGCTGTCAGAATCTTTTAGCAGGAGTACTAGGATTCGAACCCAGACCGTGCAGTTTTGGAGACTCACATGCTGCCATAACACTTTACTCCTAAAATTTGCACCGATCTCCATCTAACTGCCGTGCCAGCAGGGTTGATAACGCATTTACCTTTACGGGCTATATCTCTTTCATTTAAATGGTGAGTTGCCATTTTAAACTACTCATATAGCATAGTTGCCGATACTCGGGTCGAACGAATACTAAGGGCTTCAGAGACCCCTGTGCTACCGCTACACCAATCGGCAATAACAAGATATGTTTTTTGCTTTTTACGTGCTCTACCAATTGAGCTACACATGAGGAACTTCCTCACATGATGGGATTCGAACCCATAACATCGGTCTTAACAGGACTTTGCGTTAGAGTTGCTGCACATATCTTTAAACGCTACCTTACTAGATGTTTTTACTGCTTCGGAACTTGGACTCGAACCAAGAATCTTCTCTTTAAATAAGAGGTGCTTTAACCTATTAAGCTATTCTGAAAAAAGTATATTTAGTTGCTGTAAACATCTAAAAGATTTTAGAGCCCCATGTCAGGATCGAACTGACGACTACAGTTTGGAAGACTATCATGTTAAGCCACTACACTAATGGGACTTAAAGAAACAGATTTGGTGTTGACGATAATCTGTTAAATCCGTGGTACGAACTATATAACACCTAAGTTCTACTGTCCGATAGAGGGTCTCGGATAAGATCATTTACCTTGCTGCTTGCTGCATTTTTACGGGATGTTGCCGCGCCCATTTATCCCAACTTGTTCTTTACCTCTAGCTTATGCTGATTGTAATCTCAGACTAATAAAGCTCTTGAACTAATCAGTATAGATCCCCGTGCGGGAATTGAACCCGCGCCTCAACCTTGGCAAGGTCGCTTGCTACCACTACAACAACGGGAATTAAAAAATAATCTCATACGGTGATTTAACGTATACCTTACTCCTCATAAGGAACAATCAAGAGATTATGATTGGTATATTCTCACTAGCATCGAACATACAAGCTAACTATCTTCACATGACTTATATCTTTCATCACTACAGGATAGCGTTTTTCCGATTTGCAATCGACCACCAATTAGTCATTTGCCATGTAGCATATAAATCAACTACGTCGCTTCTAGTAATCAACTTATAAACACTTTATCGGGAAGATATTATATTTATAACTTTAATTCATACAAATTTATAAAATTTTCTCCATATTTTGATATAACATAATCTAAATATGGTTTCATATCATCAGCAAAAAGTATTTTTATATTCTTTACTGCATTTCGTTTTGCTTCAATTATAGGATCAGATTCTCTTCTTCCTTTTACTTCAATGAAATGTCCATCTGAAAATTTAAAATCTGGAATATATAAATGTTTTTCACCATTTATTTCGTATTCGAATTTTTCATTGAAATTTTTTGAAAAATCTGTAATACCATGATCTAAATTATAGATTACAAAAGCCAATTCCCAAGAACTATCACAAAAATAACCTTTATACCATCCTTTCTTTCCTCGACCAGATCCTTTACGATAACCGCCAAGAGAATGTTTAATTTTATTTGTTTCCTTTATCTTTTGTTTAGTTTCTTCTGATACTGGATGTCCTTTATATTCAATACGATTAGGATTTTTAAAGCATCTACGTTCATGATAATTTAATACATGTTTTAATTTGCATTCCTTTCCACAATATTGACAATTACCACCTAAACTAAATATAAATTTTTGATGTTGATTTTTGTGATTATCTTTTTTATGTTGAGTTAACTTACGACGGGATTCTCCAACATATTCACAAAATGGACAATTCCAAGTATATTTTATTTTCATTGATTACCTCATAATTAAAGCGGGTGTCCGATTCGAACGGACGAGGGGCTATTAACCCCTGCTTGGGTTCAGGCCAAGTGCGATAAACCATCTCCGCCAACCCGCCATATTATTTATATAATCAAGACTGGAACTTTTTGCCAAATTAACAAGATACGTTTTTCTTTGGAGCCTTATCCTACTATTAGATGACGCCAACTACGTTGACGGTCGGACTTGCACCGACATACAGGCTTGGGATCAAGAATATCAATTGCTGAATGTATCTTTTAAGACCAACGGTGGACTCGAACCACACCGGTATAGCAGTTGCGACAGCTACCCATTTAATTAGTGAAACACCACGTTTCTCGACTTCATATAAATTCGCAACTTTCTAGGAAGTCTATCACTACGCTGGCCAAATATATAGTGCTCTATCCAGGGGTCGAACCTGGGTCAAAACCTTCGTAGGGTCTTATGCTAATTCCATTACACCAACAGAGCAAAGTGCTGCATGATAAAATGCAGCGAGCGTCAGAAAGGATTTACACCTTTAAGTTCTTGCGAACACAAACTATCGGTTTGCGCGTTTATATTTTCGCCACTGACATTAGTGGCCAAGGAGAGACTCGAACTCTCACGCCTTGCGGCACGGGTTTCTAAGACCCGCGTGTC